ATATTTTCTTACCGACATTTCCGTCGCTTAAAGAACTAAATGCTTGACCTATTTTTTCAAATTCTTCATTAAAGTCTTTAAAATTTGTACCTTCATAAAAATAATGCTGAGGCACTAGACGTGTGATGATATTTGGATTAAAGTCATCGTATAATGATGCTGTGACCAACAAACTTTCATTTAAAGTTGAAACGCCTGGAAATGTTGGAAATAAAACTGGGTTATACTCTAACTCTTCAGCAGTTACAGGATTGTCAGATCCCGTTAGACGATTATTGATATTGAAGTTTGAAATTCTACTATGCAAAGAATTTCCTGAAGCGTCTAATACAATATCATTCCCAGTGTAATTTCCGTAAGGCTCGTTAAATCGATAGTACAATCTAAGGCTCTCTCCTTCCGGGTAATTAAAGAAAGATTTATGACGATTGTTTTTAATATCTTCTACTTTGTTTAGATCGTGAAAGTATTTTAGTTCATCTAATGATCCGGAAAACGTTTGTTGTGGAACAAATAAATTAGTTTGATTATTTAATCGGACTGACGATCCTTTTCCTATTGTAAAATCTGCAGCATTATATGATAATTTTCCAAAGGCTTCTTGCCTGCTTGAAGATAAAACTGCATTATTATCAACTAATATTTTTGCTCTTTTATCTCCAAACTTATCATACATGCAGGAAATATGAGTAAAAGATCCTTTGTCAATTGAACTCGTAACGTACAAATAATTTGATCCTGACGTTATTCCAAATATCAAATCGCATTGTGAAGTACTATTAGATTCAGATAAGGCAATTGTAAAATTATTTGCAATACTAGAAAATTTTTGAAATAATATTTGATTATCGTTTTGAATGTCAGGAACTTTTACAAAAAATTCTAATGAAAAAGGAGAAAAATTAGGATCTAAAACTGCAACTCCGTCTAACCTATCTGAAAGTGCATTAATATTTGCACCGCCTCTGTCAATCACAGTAATTGACGTTCCGTTATTTTGTGTTTCTCCTTTTTGTGTACCAGAAAAAACAAGATACCCAACATTTTTAGGAAAAGATTCCAAAACCCATTTTTCAAAGCCTGTTAACGTATCTTCGTATACTTCTATTTCTTTTAGACTTTTTTCAAACGGGTAAAAGTTAACAATTTTATCAAATGATTCATTAACTTTTGATACAGCTGAATTAAAAAATGTGTGATTTTCAAACTTTGACCAATCTATTCTTATTTGTTGACTAGAGACCAAAAAGGGCTTATCACCGTATCTAAATGAAGCAGTGCTAGCCAAGTTTGTATTTTTAAAAGCTTCATTAGTAAATACGTCGTCTTTTGAGTCATTAATATACGATGATGACCTTTTGCTGCCTTGTCTTATAAATTTTGGTCTAAAAAGCATTATACAATCCTAAATTTTGATGCTGCGTCTTTAATGACTGTATCATTACCATTTCTAGAAATAAGAAAATCAATAACATATGTTCGTCCTTTTGGCAATGAATCTGTATAAAAATTAAAAAACATGCCGTCTTCATCTGTTGACAACAATGTTGAGTTATTTATTTTATCAAAATCAATTAATATTGAACCGTCAAAAACATCTCTTATTCTAAAATGCATATTTCTATAAATCATGCTTTTCTTTTCATAAGGAGTTCGAACATATGTTATTGCTCTATCTCTATCTTCAGCAAAAACACGTATGTTAATTTTTTCACCTTGCTTATATTCTTCGTTAACATTTAGCACTGTAATTAAAACATTGTTCTGGTGCTTTGTATTTGCTTTTCTTCTGTTTTCTTTTCTTATTGTAATTGATGATGATAAATATGTAACAGTTTCTTCCGCATTTGTCCAGACTTCATTAAAAGTAATTGATCCTGTTAAGTTTGCTTCTCTATACAGTAATGAATCAAAACTACTAATTGCAAAAGAAGCAGAATAAACACCTTCAACTCTGTGCCGTCCACGCAAAGCCTGAGACACATTATATAGTTGTTTAAAACTTCCCGACTCAATTTTTAGTTTCATGCAATTTTCACCAGATAATTCAGTTGCTGAACTACCTGACACGATATTTGATAAATCTTCATAATGATAATTTTGGAGATATAAAGAAGACGAGATATTAAATATCATATCAGTGTGACTATCTTGTATACTATCATTGTATTGTATAAATAACTTTGGTCTTTGTGATGCGCGGGCTGCATTTCTAGATGAAAATCTTTTTGCAAAGTAAGAATATGGATTTTTTTCGTAACTTCCAGAATATGCAATCAAAAAACCATGATCTGGTATTAATCCTGCGCATGTTCCGGATACGATTGTTGTTACGTCCATATATAAGTCTTCCGTTCCTTTTTCAAAATACTGTGTTGGAGATAATGATATCGGACCATCGCCAGAATTAAGTGTTCCACTAACAATCACGTCAATATTCGCATCGCCTAAACTTCCTGATTTGTTTGCTCCTGCTAGATTCCATTCAACAGCAGATCCGTTTGAAAACGAAGACGTAATGTAATTGCATGCATTAATATCAGAAAAATTAACGACGTCCATACCCGTGCCTTCGTCAAAGCTTTTTGACAGCGGGAAAAGAATTAAATGAAATTTTTCCGGACTAGTTTGCCCTCCGTAGACATCATGTAATTTAATATAAGCTTTAAACGATGCATCATTTATATCAATTTTTTTATTTGCATCCATTTGCGTAATTTCTTGTAGAGGAAACTTAATTAACAATCTAGATAATTCAATTGGATTTGTTTCACCTGACAACAAACTCTCGTTGTATAATTTAAAAAGATCTAATGATCCGGCTTCTCCCATATTCGCATCAGTTGCTCTAAATGAGTTATTAATAATTTTATTTGTGACGTATGTATCTTTTGAAGCTGAAAGTATTCTTATCATTATAGTATCCTACCTGCAATATCATCGTTGGGGTATTTTAGCTCAAATATCCCGCCCGGTGGAGGAAACAAAAATCCTCTATCAATGTTTCTTTTTACATCAAAAGAATATGCACCGTAACTATTACCATTAATTGCACCAACTTTTGGAACAATATTAAAAGATAATAAAGTAACCACGCCTGGGACATTTAAAATCAAATTTTCAATTTCTCCAATTGTTATAGGCTTATTTATCTGTTGATTTTTTGTATCCATATATCTAGCTATTTTTGCATTAATTGCACCCAAAACAACATCTGTTCTAAAACCTTTTTCAACTGTTATTGAATATTCAAAGCCTAAATTGACGACTATTGCATCTAATATATCTAGTGAATCAGAAACTAGCCTAAACTTATTCAAGTACTTTGTAAGGTTTTGTTTTAAGGTGTCTGATGATGTTACTAATTTTTTACTACTATTCCTTGATATAATATGTAATTGCGCTGACAAAGGATTTCTAGGGTTATCTGAGACTGCTACGCGATAAACTCTGCCAAAGTTTGTTGGCATAGAATAAACACGTGCAATTAAATCTTCTCTTGTCACAATTCTGTTTTGACTATTTCTGTTTAGCAACGCAATTGTTCTTAGTTCTTCAAGTGTTAACTCATCCTCTCCACCTGACGCTCTGGAATAATTAACAGCTGTCAATGATGATCTAATTAAAGACTCGTTTGTTGTTGATATACCTTGCGGAAATCTAGTGATTAAAGTATTTACTGACGATATTTTACCAGCAGATACATTGTGACTTAGACCACCGCCGTATCTATATGTTACAGTCAATGTCGTGTCTCTTGGAGATATTCCTAATGTTTGCGTGGTTAAAAAGCTATTTGGATCGATTGTTACTGTACTAAAAGAAACTCTATCGCCATACAATTTAATAGCATGTTCACTTGGGTCAGGAATAATATCTTCATCATACGCATCTTGACTACCAGCTCCAAATCTAAGCGTTGTTTTTCCTGTTACGTTGCTTCTAGTTGAAACAAATCTTTTAGATGCATATAACAATTCAATTCGAGATTGAACTTCTTCACTATCATACCTATTATTTTCTAAGATTTTAAAAACTGTATCTTGAGACAATGTGTCAACTTGATGATATATGTCTCCATTGGAGTCTGTAACAGAAATGATTTCATTTACATTATCGTTTCCTAAAGTAATTGTGCGAAAAGCTTTGTAAGTGTCAGGTATTGAAAATGTTTCTGTTTTAATTTGACTACTCGAAACAATCCCTTTTTTTGTTAAAATAAAGTTAACTGGGACAGTTTGTCTTAATTTACCAATCTGAATTGATGCTGTTATATTTTCTTCATTGTCAACTTCAGAAAAGTCAATATCTTCTAAAAGATAAAATAATATTCCCTCAGGAGTACTAAAAGATGAGTTTTTTCTAACTACTGGTAGTACTGATGCGTTAGGCACATACTCTCCATTGATCTGAGTAGACGGTACTACTATAGATATGTCAATTTCTGCAAATGCAGGAGATGCTGCAGGAATATCTACACCAGCTTCTCTTACTAATCTTTCAATATTATTTTGTTCAACTGCTCTTTCAATTGAGTTTTCGTTAAACTGGTGATCTAAGTAGTACATTAAATTGTCGCCGACGTATGCGCCTAAATCTAAAATTAAACCACCTAAACTTGCGTCAGAAAAGTCAATAATATTATCGCTAAAATGAGTCAAAGCATAGTTTTGCAATTCTCTTCTTAAAGAATTAAAATCTTTGTTGCTATAACTAACTTCTTTAATTTTGCTAACTTCTTTTTTAATATTTCTTGCCATTTTTATCCACCAAATCTAAGATCAATTTCTAAACCTAACATTGCACTTCTAAATTTAGGTACACGGTATTCAACCATTAGTTTAAGATTTGCAACGCCAAATTCATTTAATTCGTTTTTCTCGTTTATATCAAGCTCAAGTATATTAACATTTGATATTTCTATTAAAGGAATATACTTTTGTGTAACATCAATAATCGCTTCAATAATTACTGATTCTAATTTTGGACTATTACTATACTCAAAAACTACAGCTTTTAAATTTGCACCAAAATTATATCTTCCTAATCTTTCGCCGTTGTTTGTCATTATCAAATTGCGAAAATTATC